TGACACTTTGGAGCCATATGTTAGGCGTTTCCAGTGGATCAGCAAGGGAGGATACGACCCCGACGCGAAACCAGGGATGGTTCCGTTCATGAGACCTATCGTGGATGGAGGATTCGTCCCGGATTCTTGTCGTGGTAATGACGAGCGCGCAATCGAAAAACGCATTGAAATGTTGAAGAAAGAACCCCAGCATCTCGAAGTGTTTGTGAGCAAAGTGATGGATGAGTATGTGGAACATTTCTGGAGACGAGAGAAGTGGCTTGCACATCCTGTTGAGTATGAAGACGTTGCTGAGAAGCAGTCAACACGCTCGCAGCAACTCATTCTTGGAGAAGCACAGCATGGAACACCAACAGGTGTTACCAAGCAGTTTATGAAACGTGAGGCATATATGAATGTGAACGACCCCCGTATCATTTCGACAGTATGTCCACCTGATAAGCTGTCTTTCTCCGCTTACGCTTACACGGTTGCTGCGCAGCAGAAGACACACAAGTGGTATGCCTTCGGTAAGACACCTCGAGAGGTGGCTGATCGAGTGGCTCATGTGTGTTCCAATGCCCAAGTCGTCGCTCAAACAGATTGCTCGCGCATGGACGGGAACTATGATGAGAGGGCCAACGAGTTACATCGTCGGCTCTTCGCCTATGGTTTCCGGCGTGAGTATCACGTCAATTTGTTCGCGCTGATGTCACGGATGGTTAACATTCGAGGCGTCACGATGTATGGTGTCAAGTGCACGACGGGACAGGCAGAGCTTTCGGGCAAGCCTACAACCGCCGTGGACAATACGAACTTGAATGCGTTTCAGACGTATTTGGGGTATCGAATGACACCAAATCCTGTGACCGGCACGTACTACAACCCCAAGGAGGCCTGGTGTAAGCTTGGCATCTATGGAGGAGACGATGGTTTGAGTGCGGACTATGATGGTCCGACCATGATCAGAGCGGCGAGGCGCATGGGACAGGTGCTCACTTTGGAGGGATTGAAGAGAGGGGAGTCAGGAGTGACTTTCCTCGCCAGACGTTATGGGCCCGACGTTTGGTTTGGAGATAACACGTCTACGTGCGATCTCCCGCGGCAGTTGGCAAAGTTTCATTTGACAACAGCCTTACCCTCAACTGTGACACGAGAACGCAAGCTCTGCGAGAAGGC